ACACAAAGAGCTTATCAGATAGCATCTGAGCTACCAAGTTACCTACCTATGTACATAGCTAAACAGTATATGTGCATGGAGCAACCTAAAGGCACAAACATATGAGTATCACGTACCGTGGTGAGAAGTTTGAGGGTTACAACAAACCTAAACGTACTCCAAGCCACCCTAAGAAGTCACATGTCGTGTTAGCCAAAGAGGGTGACACAATTAAGATGATACGTTTTGGTGAGCAGGGAGCTTCCACAGCAGGTAAGCCTAAAGAAGGTGAATCAGATAAGATGAAAAAGAAACGTGCATCATTCAAAGCACGACATGGAAAGAACATTGCCAGAGGTAAGCTTAGTGCTGCGTACTGGGCTGACAAAGTAAAATGGTAGGAGACACTAGATGACATTAAAGAAGCCAACACCTAGCCAAAAGGGATTAAAGAAATTACCTTCCTCTATACGTAACAAGATGGGATATCTCAATAAGGGTGGTGTACCTAAGAAAGCTAACAAGGGTATGCTTATAATTACTATAGGCTCGGCTAAGAAAAAGAAAACAGATAAAAAGAAAAAAGTAGTCAAGGCTTATGCAGGAATGTCTGTAGGCAGAGATATGGCAGCTAACAAACAAGCTGTTGCATCACAGAAACAAGGGATTAATAGTGCTGCTAATAGAGGTAAGGGTTTAATGACTATTCTTACAGCAGCTATTAAAGCTAACAAGCCTACATTTACGTACAAAGGTAAAACCTATGACACAAAATTAGTAAAAGAAAAGTTGGCTAAACAGAAGACTGCTTCTTCATGAATAAACTAATAAAAAAATCTAAAAGAAATTATCGTAAGGAGTATGATAATTACCACGGTCAACCTGACCAAATTAAGCGAAGAGACAGTAGAAATGCTGCTCGTAACTCCCTAAAGAAAAGAGGTGTTCCTGTTAACGGAAAGGATGTCGGACATAAGAATGGCAATCCTAAAGACAATAGACCTTCTAATTTGAAGGTTGTATCTAAAACTAAGAATAGGTCTTATGCAAGAACTAAGACTGCTGGAAAAGTAAATAGGAGAAGTTAAGATGGTTATGGCTAAAAAGAAAACAAAGTATATGGCTAAGGGTGGCTACGGAACACCAACTAAGAAAATGGTAATGAAGGCAGGTGGAACTGCAAAGAAAACTAAGTACATGGCTAAGGGTGGTATGAAGAAAACTAAGTACATGGCTAAAGGTGGAGTAGCTAAAAAGAAATAATGTCGTATCTTATTAGTAACGTACCACATTTTAAATGTTGGGTACGAAAAGAGTTCACTTGTAATCATATGAATTATCACGGTGAATATCTCCACGCACTAGCTTTCGCAGTTAATACCATACCTGATAGGTCTTTAAGTTTTCAGGTAGTCTTCACAGGTTGTACAGAAGACGATAATGTACACGGTGGTGCTATGTGGGCAAGGATGCCCATACAAGCACTAGTAGCCGATATACCTGTAGATGAATGGGCAGAGCCAATGGATGACCACTTATGTCAACCTTGGGATTGCGAATCAAGAAATCATAGCGTCATAGTTATGGATAGGGTAAGTTCCTCTCCTTGGTTATGTAAGATAGGCAATGAGTTCTACACAGCTAAATATATGTTCACGGTTGACTACACAGACCATGACATAGCAGATGACCCTGCACAGCATAAACAGTCACACGTAATGTATTTGTTGGATGCAGGGAAATGGACAGGCAATATAGTTGCCCTACCAAACAATAGAGTTAGAGCTACTAGTCCTGCTCTGTGGGTTACAGGAGAAGGTGCTCCAGACTTTGCACCATCGCAGTGGACACACTCAGCAGAATCGCATGAGTCTTACTTAGACCCATCAGTAACTTTCAATAATTTATACGAGGATACCAATGGCAGTAAAGGTAAAAAAGGCAGTAAAGAAAGTCGTAAAAAAAGTAATTAAAGGATTAGCTAAGGCATCCAAATTACATGCAAGTCAGGCTAAGTCTTTAGTTAAGTTAAACCTAAGCAAAGGTGGGAGTACTGTAAATGCAGCTGGGAATTACACCAAGCCTTCACTACGTAAGAACATATTCAACCGTGTTAAAGCAGGTGGTAAGGGAGGTTCTCCCGGTCAATGGTCAGCCAGAAAAGCACAAATGGTTGCCAAAGCCTACAAAGCAAAAGGTGGAGGATACCGTGGATAAGTGCGATACTTGTACATGCTATGAATGTGATTGTGAAGAATGTACCTGTGACTGTCACGAAGAAGACATAGCAGAAAAAGGTAATGATTGAGTTTGTACTTGTGTTTATGATGGGATTAAGAATCGTAGATCAAACGCAAACCTTTAAAGACATAGATAGATGTTTATACTTTGCAGAACGACTACATAGGCAACCGTCTATACCACAGAAGCAAGGAGCTAATTTACAGATAACTGCATACTGCAAACCGATAAGGAAAAACTAATGGACCCAATGACTATAAGCATTGCAGTTGGAGTGGCATCTAAGGCATTTAGTGCAATCAAACAAGGCTTTGCTGTAGGCAGAGACTTAGAGAAGATGTCAGGAGATGTAAGCAGATGGATGGGAGCAGCTTCAGATGTGGACAACGCACAGAAGCAAGCTAAGAACCCCGGTATATTTGGTAAGGTATTTGGAGCAGGTAGTATTGAGACAATAGCTCTACAAGCCTATGCTGCTAAGAAGAAACTAGAAGAACAAAGGTATGAACTAAAGATGTACCTAAACATGACACAAGGACCACAGGCTTATGATGAGCTACTAGAGATGGAAGGTCAGATACGTAAGGAAAGACAAGCTACTATATATAAACAACAGAAGCTTAAAAAACAAATAGGTGAAGCTATAGCAATAATTGTTGTAGTAGCTATAGTGGGTGGCTTCTTAGCCTTACTAGGAACAGTATATTTTAATAGGGCACAAGCCGATGGACTTATTAAAACTGAGATAAGTATTAGTAAAGTATTATAGTGCAATCAAGTAGCCCATGTGTGGGCATCTGTAAGTTACAAGATAATATTTGTATAGGATGCAATAGAACCATAGAAGAGATTAAGGAAGCTTATGAAAGCACCACAAAAGTCACTAGCAAATTGGACTAAACAAAAATGGGGAACTAAGAGTGGTAAAAATTCCATACAAGGGAAAAATGCTACTGGCGAAAGATATCTCCCCAAACAGGCGATACAAAATTTATCAGACTCAGAATATGCCGCAAGTACGGCTGCTAAACGTAAAGCAGGTAGAGCAGGTAAACAAGTATCTAAACAGCCAAATAAGATTGCAAAGAAAACAGCGAGATTCAGATGAAACTAAACACATACTTGATATACTTGGACATGGCTAAACCATTCCTAAAGATTGGTAATTGGTTATACCATAAACATGTACAAGCGTTACGTAAGTCACAAGGGAGATAGTCAATGTTTGGTGCTCTTATAGGACCTATAGCAAATCTAGCATCTAGTTGGATGAGCAGTAAGGTTGAAAAGGTTAAGGCAGATGGACAGGCTAAAGTTGCACAAGCTAGAGCTAAAGCAGTTGTAGCTGAGAAAGTAGCCACAGGAGAAGTAGCATGGGAGCAATCTATGGCTGATTCTACAGATAATAGCTGGAAAGACGAATTTGCCTTGATTGTTTTATTATTACCTGCTATACTTGTATTTATACCGAGTATGACAGAATATGTAAGAGTAGGCTTTGAAGTTCTTAATACATTACCTGAGTGGTATCAATACTTACTATTTATAGCAATTAGTGCATCCTTTGGAATTAAAGGTGCAGGTCAAGCAATGAAGATAATAGGAAAAAAATGAATTTAATTAAACTACAGGATGAGATAGCTAATGACGAAGGTGTTAAGTATGAGACATATCGTTGCTCTTTAGGACATTTAACAGGGGGAATTGGACACCTGATTACCGAGTGGGATGAAGAGATATATGCAGGTCCTATAGGAACAAAGATACCACATGAACAAGTGGATGCATGGTTTGCGAAAGACATAGAAACAACTATAAAAGATTGTAATCTATTATTCTCGCAATTTAATAACCT